GGGCTTTTTTTTGCCCTGCGTTTTGCAGGGCGCATCTTCGATGCCAGTTCCTTGTTTGTGTGAGCGTGCGAGGCTGCGCGACATCGCGTGGCTGATTATGTAATCAATCAACCGCCGCACCATTCAGGCCATTCCACCCATGGGTGGAAAATCAAATTGAGATTTCGCCGTAATTAGCCATTTTAGATGGGGTCAAAATTGATTGATTACGTAATTAACCTATAAATTGGGTTGAAATTGATTAATTATATAATCAATCATGTTTTGTTCCAGTTTTTAGGTGTTTGTTCCAGTTTTGTTCCAGTTTCCAAAATCGACTGGAACACGCAAGTGCTTGATTACATTAAGAAAAAACGGGTTTGTTCCACTGTTCCAGTTTTTTCGGGATAGGGCGGGGGAAAGCATTTTAAAATCGTGCGCGAGAAAGTTTGCAGCGCGGTGAATCAACTTATCATTTTGCCAACCGCTCTCCCCCTAAAACACTGGAACAACGGAACAAAGGCACCATTTTTCACTACTTTCTACTACTATATATAAATTTAATTTTATTCTATCTAATAAATTCAATCACTTACACTTCTCTCACTCCCGCTCCGTTTTCCAAACTCTGTCGCATATGTAAACAAAAAACTGGAACAAGACTGGAACAACTGGAACAAACTCGATCCGCGTTCCACAACTTTCGTTCTTTGAAGTATTGACTTATATGTCTACCTTTGGTATACTATATGGGAAATGGGGAGAAAATCATGACGCGAGCAACGCTTAATTATGTTTCCACCCATGGGTGGAAAACGGAATCTGACGAGACAAGTGACTTGTGTGTGAAGTGCGGCGAAGCGGTAGATGCTAGGCGATGGGCGCTTGGCATCTACCTGTGTATGCCGTGTGGCGAAGCGAATGCCCAGCAGGTAGTACGGTGTGTAGTTCCCCTACACAAATCAAACTACATACTGGTCACTGATTTGGAAGACTTGAAAGGCATCAACAACAAAGGAGGATTTTACCGATGACTACCCCGCGAGACATTCCCGCCGATTGGTGGGTTGCACAGGACAGCGACGAGGCATGGCAACGGCAGATGGAGCAGATGCACTACGAAACCATTGAAGACGCCATGCGCCAGTTTGGGCGCGAACTCAACGAGCGTTGGGAGCAGATGGAACTGCCGCTCGACGAGCCGCCACAGCCACGCCCTGTCCATCCGTTTTGAGCCAACCAAGTTGGCCGTGCCTATCACTTAATTAATAGAAGGAGACCTAATCATGTCATTACAGAACAGAGTGTTATCAGTCGAAGCGTTCCAAGACTACCCCCACGCAATAAGTGGCACATGCTACCAAGGCGTAATCAATGTCCGGTACGGCGACCTAGTGCGACTGTTTGGTCAGCCACTGCCGGGAGATGCCTACAAGACTGAAGCCGAGTGGGTGTTGCGCTTCCACGACTACAACGCACACCGATACATCATCGTGACCATCTACGACTGGAAGGTTGGCCCGTCTTATTGTGGCCCAGAGGAGGGCATTGAACCCGAGTTCAACGAGGTGTGGCATGTCGGTGGACACAGCAGTGATGCAGTCCATGTGCTGCACGACTGGCTGACCATGAACGACGTGCCGCTCATGCCGAACAATCGTTCGATGGTTGCTTGACTTATATGTACACTTTTGATATACTATTCATACTGGTAGAGCGTAAACTTTTGGCCGATATCAAGTAATTAATTTTCCACCCAAGAGTGGAATTCTACAAAGGAGCAAACAAATGTCTATCCAATTGACAAAGCCGAAGAGTCTGATCGATCTGTCTACATCTGCGATTCTGGTCAATGTCCGCACGACCGTGTGGACTGGCACACAGACCGACGACGAGGTGAGCGACGAGATTACCGCGCTCAAGAACACTGACCGTGATGCCGGTAAGTTTGCTAAACACTTGCTTGCCGGTGACCCGCAGCACAAGAAGTTGGTGAACCATCGCCAGACCGTACGCAATTGGTTCAAGCGTCGAACATATTCATGGGCAGGGCAGTGGGGAATCTTGCCGATTGTGAACTACCCCGCATTCAACGAAGAGTACAAGGCACTCGAAGCCAAACTGATTGAGTTGCGCGAGGACTTCCTCAATGCATATCCCAACAAGGTGAGCGACATGGCGTTCAAGTTGAACGGGATGTTTCGGCGCGAAGACTACCCCACGGTGGAAGAACTACGCAACAAATTCACCATGCGGCTGTATACCGCCGAAGTACCGCAGGGTGACTTCCGTGTGCAGATTGCCCACGACCTTGCCGAGGACTTGACCAATCATTTCAACAAGCAAGCGCAGTCCACCATCGACAACATGCTCAATCAACAGGTCAATCAGTTGGTCGAGGTCATGCAGTCGATATCCCACACATGTGGCGAGAATGTGGTCGAGCGTGAAGATGGTTCACTCAAGGTCACTCGCGGTCGCTTGCATACTGAAACACTCAAGAAAGCATTGGCTTTCTGCGACACCTTCAAGAAGTTCAACCCTGCCGGGGACACACGGTTGGATGCCATACGCATTGAACTGGAGCGGGTGCTGACTGGCGTGGACATGGACGAGTTGAAGAAGAACGACTCGACCCGCGCCTACGTCAAGGCAGAGGTCGATGACATCCTGTCGAAGTTTGGGTTTGGCAATTAATCACTTCCACCCATGGGTGGAATCACAACGAGGAGAAACACATGTCTAAATCTACAACCATCAACACTGCGCCATCCGTTGACATCAACGAGGCCGCCCGACTCATTGAGTTGACTGGCGAGAGCGTGACTTATGTCATCCAGTCATCACCGGGTCAAGGCAAGACTTCCATCTTGAAGTTGCTTGCCCAACGCAACGGTGACAAGTGGCGCAAGCCGGGGGATAACTTCCCGACTGACAAATATCAGTATGTCTATATCGACGGCGGTACGCTGCGCGAGAACGACCTGTCAATGTATATGCCAGACCGCGAGACGAAGACTATCGAGCAGTATGTCAGTGGGCTGATTGACTTCACTGACCCGCGACCGAAGGTGGTGATGATTGACGAGATACTCAAACTGCCGAAGTTGTTGAAACCGCTGGTCACTCGCTTGATTCTTGAGCGGTACATCGGTGACCGTAGATTGCCGGATGGCAGCAGGGTGTTCGGCACATCTAACTATTCGTCAGACGGTGTGAACGACAACATCGAAGCACACGTTGGCAATCGCATTGGCTTGCTCAACATGCGTGGGCCAAGTTCAAGGCAGTGGGCAGCGTGGGCGGGTGAGAACAACATCAGTGCGCTGACCCGCGCTTGGGTGTCGCTCAATGACTCTGCGTTTGCGTCATACAAAGACGGGGATGTGTCGGGCAATCCGTACGTGTTCAGCCCACGCTCGACCAATGTGTCGTTCGTATCACCCCGTTCGCTTGAGAAGAACGACTCTGTGGTCAAGTTGTGGGAGGTGCTTGGGTTTGATGTATCACTTGCTGCAATGTGCGGCATCGTGGGTCAAGCAGCAGCCGAGTCCATGGCGAACTTCTTCAAGATGAACAGTGATTTGATCAAACCGAACGACATCTTCACCAACCCCGAGAGCGTTCGCTTGCCAGAGAAAACCGCTGCACTGTTCATGACGATGTTCAATCTGGTGGATGCCATCAGTACGAACGACGAGATGACGAGCGCGATGATGTTCATCAAACGAGCCACGACGAAGGAGTTGCAGTCCATCTTTGTATCGATGGTCTACGCTCCGAAGTTACACAAACTCGCCAAGAACAATGCGGCGGTGTCGCAGTTTGTAAAGGACAACCCGGAACTGTTGGTCTAACTAACGAGGTGCATCATGCAAGAAGCGATCAAAAAACTGGAGAAAGCAACGGTTGACCTGTTGCGTCACCCCGAGACGGCGGCGTATGCCGGTGTGTTGGTGATGGGCAAGACAACTGTCGTGGACAACGTACCAACCGCTTGTACGGATGGTGTCAACGAGAAGTATGGCGAGGCGTTCCTCAACAAACTCATGTTACCCGAGGTGCGCGGCTTGAAGTTGCACGAAGGTCTACACAAAGTGTTCAAGCACACGGTGCGTGGCTTGCCGTATTGGAAGAAGAACTCCAAGTTGGCGAACATGGCGGCTGACTATGTAGTCAATGATGTAATCATGAACATCAAGGACAAGGCGTTCATCAAGTTACCGGACGGTGGCTTGTATGACCCCAAGTTCCACGGATGGTCTTACCCCGAAATCTACCGACACTTGGAGAAGGAGGAAGAACAAGGCGGTGGACAGGGCGGGCAAAGCAACGGTGCGGGCCAGCCGCTTGATGAACATGACATGAGCAATGCTGAGCAGATGTCGGCAAAGGAGATGAAGGAGTATGTCGAGCAAGTCAACGAAGCCATCCACCAAGGTGGGTTGTTGGCAGGGCGGTTTGGTCAGAAGTTGCCAAGGTCGGTCACCGAGACGTTGCAGCCGCAGGTCGATTGGGCGACTGCCTTGCGTGAGTTCGTTTCAAGCGTTGCTCAAGGCAACGATGAGCATACCTATCGCAAGTTCGACAAACGGATGATTCTGGATGACATCATTCAGCCGGGAGTCATCAGCGAGAAGGTGGGCGACATCGTGGTCGCCATCGATACGTCTGGCAGCATCAATGCTGCGATGATTAACGAGTTCGCCGCTGAGTTGCAGTCTATCTGTGAGCAAGTACACCCCGATGCACTGCGCGTCATGTGGTGGGATACGACGGTCAGTAGCGAGCAGGTGTTCACACCAGACGGGTTCAACGATATATCCAAGTTGTTGAAACCCACGGGCGGAGGTGGCACGCATGTATCGTGCGTGAGCGAACATATGCTCAAGCGTAACTACAAAGCCGACTGTGTGTTGGTGTTCACCGATGGTTACGTTGAGAGCGATATCAAATGGGATGTGATGTGTCCGACATTGTGGCTTGTGACAAGCAAGCGTGACTTTGTGCCGCCGAACGGTGGCAAAACAGTAAAAGTGGAGGTGTGACATGGCTTACAAGAAATACGCCCGTGAATGCGACGAGTGCGGCAAGGGCATGAATGAGGGGTACTGCTTTGATGGCGGCAGGGCTTACTACTGCAGCGACGAGTGCTTGCATAAGCACTTCACTCCCGAGGAATGGGAGGAGTTGTGCAGCGACGATGACGATGCGCTTGAGCCTAGCGATTCTTACTGGACGACATGGGACGAAGACCCGGACGAGTACATGGTGGACGAGGATGACCCTGCTCCGAACAAGGTTAGCGTCGAGTTGGCGGATGTTGTGGACTCGACGGGCAAGGTCGATGAGGAGAAAGTCACCAAGTTGCTTGCGGAGGACCTGCGCCGACGATGGTTCGTTGACCCCGACAAGTATGAGTTCGTCAACTGGACTGTGACCTGCGATGTGCAGATTAAAGAGGAGGACAAGGCATGAGCGACAAGAAACGAGTAATCATCACCATCGAAGGTGGTATCCCCGAAGTCATCGAGGCACCGGATAATGTCGATGTCGAAATCTGGGACTACGACACCGATTGGTACGACGAGGCTGACCTGCTTGAGGACAGCAAAGGCCGCAAATACTTTTTGAGGGAGATGTGAGATGTCTAAAAGAATCAGCAAATCATTTGCCCTAAACGCGACTGACCTTTTCGCGCCATGGGTTCCGGTAACGGCACAGAATGCACTGAAGCAGTCGCCGTTGTATCTCCCGTTTTTGAAAGTGTATTCCAAGACCAAACTGCGTTGTGTGGAAATAACACACAATAACGACCGAGATAATTCGCAGATTACCGTACACCTTGGTCTGCCCAACAACTTACGTGTGGCTTACATAGGGATGTCTGGCGGGAACTTCCGTATTTGTTCATACGACACTCCCGACGCACTGCCGCGATTCTCGACGCACTTGGGTAACTCTGAGAAGTGTATGTATCTGGTCAATCGCATACTCAACTCTGCAAATTCTGCCGGGGCGACATTTGATCGTGCGCTGTCCACAGCGTTGAACTACCACAACCATATTGCCAACAACATGGGACGAGCCGTGACCAATCACTTGCGGGAGAAGTTTCCTGCTAGTTATTCCGTGATGTCGGACATCAACAGCGAGTCAGCGACTTGGTTGATCAAGCGTTACTTCAACGATGTTGCCGAAGCAGATATCCCCTCGCGCATACGTGATGCGATTAACAAAGCGCACTCTGCCATAACAGCATCTCGCTCTAATCACTCCTCGAACGTTGTAAAACTTGGTGAGTTCTTTGATCGTGAGAAGTGGATGTTTGGCTACGGCAAAGATGTCGGCTACTTTATTGGTGCAGCGCATTTCAAACATACATTCGACAACTACTCACATATCGATAGTGTCCACTCTATCGCTGACGATACAAATGGCTGCGACATGACGATGCCGATTGAGTACTACCGCACATTTCAAGATATTCCCGAAGACATACGCAAGAGTTTGCTTGCCTCTGTCGCCATGACGAAGATGTATCTTGAAGGCGGTACGAACAGAGTGGACTACTACGATCCCGAACGACTGATCCCGTCATCGCTTACTTTGTCGATTGATGCAAATTCTTGCTCAGACAGTGTGCATGGGATGGGCGCTTACTGGATGTTGGTGGATAGAATATGACCCCAGAAGCAAAAGTTAAAAAACGTGTTAAGCAAATCTTATTGGAGGTGGGAGCGTACTACGCCATGCCGGTAGGAACTGGTTTCGGGAACGCCGGGGTTCCCGATTTTTTAGTTTGTTTACGCGGAAAATTTTATGGTATAGAGTGTAAAGCCAACGGTGGCAAGCCCACCGCGCTTCAATTGAAGCATCTCGATGACATCCGCAAAACAGGTGGCATCGCATTGTTGATAGATGAAACAAACGTAGAAACCCTACGCAAGGAGTTTAGTCATGAGTAAGTCTGAAAAGATTCGCCGTTTATTGGCGCGTGGTTTGAGTGTCAAAGAAATCGTCAAGCAAACGAAGTTTTCCGTTAATTTGGTGCATCAAGTCAAGTGGCAAGCGGCGAAGAATAAACAAGCGCAGCCCGAACGCAGTCACAATCCGAAGGTCGTGAAGGCTGAAAAGAAATACATCAAGAAGGTCAAGGCAGCATTCAAAAGCCCACGGTCGAGGCTCATCCAAGAAGTCTTTCAAGCCAAAAAAGCGTTGGAAGTGATTTCCCCTCCCGACATGGTGAACCATCCCCCGCACTATCGTGACGGTGGTATCGAGACCATCGACTTCATCGAAGCGAAGGACTTGAACTATCGTTTGGGTAACGTGGTGAAGTATGTGAGCCGTGCGGGTAAGAAGGACTCCGACCCCGTGCAGGACTTGGAGAAGGCGTTGTTCTATCTCAAGCGTGAGATCGACGTGAGGAAGGGAGCATGATCCGCCCCATCCAGTTAAGTCGCCGTCGCTTGAGCGAGATAGTCTGGCAAATCATCGACGAGAAGGTCGATATGGACTGGAGCAAAATCCAAGACATCGTGCAGGGGCAGCAACATCTCAGGGAACAGGCTGACTACAACACAGGGTCGTTGGGTGAGAACGATGCGGGGGACTTGTACAAGATAGTCAAGTTCTTTCAGCCCGAGGTCATTGCCGAGGTAGGTACATTCATTGGTGTATCTACTTTGGTGATGGATTTGGCGACAGGAACTACCGCGCAGATTCGCACGTGTGACGTATCAAATAGGATTGATCTTGCTCTGTATCCAGAACAAGCCAAACTGATTGAGCAGTATTTTCACACACCTTCTCATGAAATGTTTGCTGACATGGCAGAGGAAGGATTGAAGGCTGATCTGGTCTATCTCGACGGTCGCTTGAGTCAGCAGGATGAAGAGCCGCTCAACAAAATCTTGGCTCCGCACACGGTCTTTGTGCTTGATGACTTTGAGGGTATCGAGAAGGGTGTCGCCAACGCGATGATGTTGGAGTCACCGGGGCGTGTGCTCATCTATCCGCGCCATTATGGCGGGAAGACTGCTATGTCCATCCCGTTGTCCCTGCTACAAGTCGTAGCACAGGAGGCCGTATGATCCGTACATTGATCAACTGGTGGAAGCGTCGTGAGTACGAGGCTCACTACGCATGGTGCAAGGTGCCGCCACCTAATTGGCGGTGCAGTCGGGGCAGTATCGGACGAGGGGGAAACTACTGGTGAGCGGAGAACCCAAGCAGAAAAGTCTTGCTGAGTTTGCACAGGCCATCTACAAGATGGGCGTCGAAGCGGCTGAAAGCGGTAACTACGACGAGGCTATCGGCATCTTGAGTAACGTACACGTTGCGTTGCCAATCATGACGGCAGTCGAATTGCAGATTGGACGATGCCACTGGGAGATGCACCGTTGGAATCTTGCACGACAGCACTTTGAGATTGCTGCCCAACTAGAGCCGCACAACGACGATGCAGGATGGACTGTGGGTCTTCTTGCTCTTCAAATGGGCGACTTCAAGAAGGGTTGGGAAGGTTACGAGCGGCGATGGGGAAGTAAGTCTTTCAAGTCTCCGAAGTTGCACACCAAGCACCCGCAGTGGGAGCGTGGCAAGGGACTGCGCCGTCCGATTGTCTGGTGTGAGCAAGGCATTGGTGATCAGATTTTGTATGGTTCGCTGATCGAAGCGTTGGCACGGGAGGTCGATGAGGTCACCGTCATGGTTGACCTGCGTATGGCAAATCTCTTTCAACGTGGATGCAGGGCGAAGAACGTCAAGTTCCTATCGCACAATGCACGGGTCAAGATGAGTGAGCATGATTCGCACATACCGATTGCGTCCTTGGGTAAATACTTCATCAACTCAGTGCGTGATATAGCACCGAGCGTGTCGTTCCGTTATCTCAAGGCTGACCCAGAGCGCGTAGCCATGCTCCGCAAAGAGTACGGGCTGCATGAGGATGACTTTGTAGTAGGACTTTCTTGGACAAGTACCGCACCTGTGATCGGGCAGCACAAGTCTGTGCCGTTGGAGGCGTTCCGTTCGATTCTGGATAAGCCGAACTTGAAGTTCATCAACCTTCAGTTTGGTGAGGTTCAAGAGCAAGGCCGGGACTTCCATCCGAACCTAATCACTACGCATATTGATACGTTCTTTGATTTGGAGAACGTGGCTGCACTCATGGAGATATGCAGTGTGGTCATCTCGCCATCCTGTACGACCGTGCATCTGGCAGGGGCGATGGGCAAGGATGTTTTATTACTTGATGCCAACAAACTCTGGTACTGGAACAACCGAGTCGGCAACCAGAGTCTGTGGTACAGCGGCGTGAGGGTTTATCAGCGCGAGAACATGAACGCGCCGTGGGATTTGCAGTTGAGTCAAGTCCAAGAAGAACTTGAAGTGATGTTGGGTGAACGCCAACGACAACGGCAGACTTTCGTTTTCTTCCACGTGGGCAAAGACATTTCTTATCCACAGAAGATGGTCAAGTCCCTGCTGCGGTACAACCCAAGTGCTGACATCATCATGTGTACGGACAGCGCGACACCCGATGTGATGGGCGTGACTGACAGGTTTGAGATAGAAGTAGACCCAAACAACTTGATGTACTCAAGAGCCAAGGCGTATGCACGGCTCGACATCAATGGCCCTGCACTCTATCTGGACACCGATATGATCGTGCAGAGTTGGGTTGATATCGAAGAGATGTTGAGCGGCACAGAGATTGCGTTCTGTAAGAGGTCATTCAACATCGACACGGAGTTCAACATCGAGCAGCGTGGGCTGACGTTTGATGAGCACAAGGGTAAAACTATGGGAGAACTGTACCCGTATGTGGGCTGCGCTGTGGCGGTCAAGGACTCGCAAGTGTGGGTAGAGATGTTAAAAATCTACGAGGAACTGCATCCGAAGTACCGCAAGTGGTACGGTGATCAAGAAGTGTTACGCATCTACGCCGAGAAGTACGGCTGTGCCGAGTTCGACGAGTCAGTATATGCGTGTCTACCCGAACACAAGACAGACGATGCGAAAATACTGCACTACAAGGGGCCGAGCCGTAAGCAACTGTTTGAGGCAATATGATGAAAATCTTTATTGGTTGGGATAGCCGCGAGGACGTTGCGTATCGTGCTTGCAAACGGTCGTTGGAGAAGCACACGTCTGTGCCGCTCGACATTCAGCCAATCAAACAACAGGAGATGCGTGAGAAGAACTTGTACTGGCGTGAGCATGACCCGCTTTCGTCCACGGAGTTCTCCTTCACACGCTTCTTGGTGCCGCATCTTGCAGGGTACAAAGGGTGGGCGGTGTTCATGGACTGCGACTTCTTGTGGCGAGGTGATGTCGCTGCGCTGCAGGACTACATGAACCCGTACTATGGTGCAGTTGTAGTCAAGCATGACTACAAGCCGAAAGAAGCCACCAAGATGGATGGCAAGTTTCAGCACCAGTATCCGCGCAAGAATTGGTCGAGCATGATTTTGTGGAACTGTGAGCACCTGCACGTGAAGGCGCTGACCCCCGAGATTGTGAACCGTGAGTCTGGTATGTACTTACATCAGTTGAGGTTCTTGTGGGACGCTTGTATAGGCGATCTGCCGATTGCCTACAACTATCTGGAAGGATGGCACACCCGCGAAGACTGCTCGAATCCGCAAGCGGTACATTTCACGCGAGGTGGGCCATGGTTCAAGGACTGGACTGACGTTGAATACGGTAAAGAGTGGATGAACGTAGCCAAAGAGGTGACCTATGAGTGAGATTAACAAAGAGATTCTGGAAGACGACGAGGCGTATTTGATTGTCCCAGAAGAACATGTGAAGAAAGTCGCCATGCCCGAAACGGTATGGGCGAAGATTGACGATGATGGAAAGTTAGAGGTGCTGCGATGGGACATCATTGAGATGTACGCCGCAGAGTTTGACTCACTGAATCGCAACGGTAAGAACAAGTCACAGACGCATGTGATTTGTAAGTTGCTTGTACTAGTGCGGGAGCAAGTGAAGCGAGATTTGGTACTGTCTAAACAGGAGAATGTATGAACGATTCCAACGCACGGGGTGGTGTTCGCCGTTATTTGGATACGGTCAACCCCGAAGAGTACAAACCTAGTACCGGCGAGGTAGACCTTACCGAACTGTCATTGACGGGGCTTGCTGACCTTTACGGCAGCGACAAAGGTACGATCAAGCATAATTACACAAAGCATTACGAGCACATCATCCAAGACATTTTGGACACAGCGTACGGCGGTTTGCATCGTAAGTCTGCGTCTTTGTCTATTGTGGAAGCAGGTGTGGCGTGTGGCGCGTCACTCCGTATGTGGGGTAACTATCTCCCTGCATCACAGATCATTGGCTACGACATCCGTCCAGAGTGTTCCAAGTTATGCGAAGACATGATGAACGTTGAGATCCGCATAGACGACTTGTGTAAAAAAGGTCTAGCAGAAGAGGTCGATCTGTTCGTAGATGATGCATCGCATATCACTGAAGACATGATGGATATGTTTGGAAATTGCTTCAAAAACGTAGCAGAGGGTGGCTATTACGTCATCGAAGATATGGGCTGCACGTACAATCATGCATACACAAAGCAGTTCCGTGAACATTTCAGAAAAGACGCTGTGAATGACAGGGGTCGTATCGTTTCGCTGATTGATCAGATGCTGATGGAAGTAGATGCAAGAGGGTCTATTGCAGAGATACGCTACTACCCACAGATACTTGTGATCAAAAAGAGGTGAGTTATGCAACAAGAGATGCAGTACAACAAGGACAGGCTGAACCAAGAGATACGGGGCTTGCTGCGCGAGAACTCGCTGCTCAAGAATTCGCTGTTTATTAAGGACAAAGAAGCCACTGCCCTTCAAGACAAACTGACGGAAGCCGACAGCACGATCAATGTTCTCAGCATCATGCTTGGAGTTGTGCTTCTCATGTTCATTGCTGTGTTGTTGTTCACTGTGCAATGGTGGAGGTGAAGCCATGCCTTTACATTATCAAGCCGATATGTTCGACGATGAGTGGGACAAACTGGCACACACTCCGGATGAGTACCGCAGGGAGATTCGTCAACTGCGTGAGCGGTGCTACAAGTACGCCAAGGAGTTGGAAGGACTTCGCGCTGACTTGGAAGCCCTGAGCAGCGAGATGGAACGGATGGAGAGGCAGCGATGAGCAACATCACTTTGCCCCGCGATGTGGTTGAGCAGGTGCGGGAGGCGTTGAAATTAGTTCACGGTGCGGTTACGGAAACTGATTGGGAGTATGACTTCCACAGTGAAATTGCCGCCCTTGACGCCGCGCTTGAAGCGCAGGAGGACGAGGCTCTGCTGAACGAGCCTGTTGCGATGCGCTATGACGGCGACGGCTACGGATATCTGTATATCGATTCCGGCAGTGGCAGCGATTGGCAGAGACGACACAAGGACGCCGAGCCGCTGTACCTCGCACCACCGAAGCCGGACGCCAAGCGGGAGCCTGCGACGGATGAGCAGATTGTCAAAGCGGGCGGCGAGTGTGCGGTCGTTGACAATGAGTACCTGCTTGATTTTCGCGACGGCTTCCGCGCCGCCGAGCGGTTCCACGGGATCATGAAGGAGGACGAGACATGACACGCGAGGACATCATCAGGATGGCGCGGGAGGCGGAGGATTACGTTGATACCATTTATCAAAAAGGCGAGTATCACCCCGGATGGTTGGAAGTCTTTAATGTTCGCTTCGCCGCCCTCGTTGCTACAGCAGAGAAGCAGAAAGTCGTGGAATATATGAATTCTCGCGCTTTCGCTACAGGCCACGGCGACACCATTGAAGACTTGCTTAAAGAGATGGAGTGGCAGGTTGCCGAGCGAGAGCGTGAGGCGTGTGCGAAGTTGTGCGATGGTTGGACACACGCCGATGGGGATAGATGCGCCGCCGCCATCCGGGCAAGGGGGAGCAAATGACCGACGAACCACTTGACCCGAACACGCTGTACGCTGACGGCTTTGAGGACGCATTGATCGGTCTTGGGTGGCAACACACCAAACTGCTAGCCGTTTACGACTACAAAAAGTGCGTAGAGATACTGATGACACGCGAAGAGATGACGCACGAAGAGGCTATCGAGTGGATGGAGTACAACGTGGTCGGCTCATATGTCGGTGAGTACACGCCGATATTCTTGATAGGGGAAGACAGTGGGGACTGAAGAAGACATACTTGATCTGATCCGCGTCTTGCCTGATGAACTGAACGACTTCTCTACCACGACAGAGATGAAGTTCTTGACCGTAGGCAGCGTGCTCTGGGCGTGCCGTGATGAGATTGTTTATTTACGTAGACGAGTGAGGGAGTTGGAAAATGGCAAAGGCAGTAAGGCTCAAAGCAAAGTCCGTTGAGGATAATGCGGTGATGTCAAAATGATTTACTCAGGGGCGGGGCCGTTACCCCGACATACATATTGCTACGTAGAACCAAACGTTTTTGGCAACGATGATTGGGAGCGTGTGGCGTGGTTTGGTCTGGTCAGTCATCCCGGCAGAACGTGGGGGTGTCACGTCATGTTGGAGTGCGGAGCGGTATATCGTAACGTACCGCTTCATCACATGGCGCACAGGGTCAACGACGTAGGGTGGGAACCGTGGGACGCTCAAACTTGGGACTGCTACGGGCATCAATTCAGTGTAGTGGAGTATCCGTTTCTTGAAGCCGTGCCGATGCGAGTAAAATTACGAGACAAGACAGAGCATGAAGGTCGGTATATGTTCACGGCGGTACCTATGCTTGATGGGTTCAGCCTAGAGCCAGAGCAATCCAAAGAGTTTTATTTCGTCAAGTTAGACAACGGCAGATTCACAGCGCAGCCAACAAACCATGTTCTTGTGAAGGATAAGTCTTTCACGACCGAGGTTGCGTGGCCTAAGTTGCAACGGCAGACGGAGACATGGAGCGTTGACCCATGAGTTTTGTTACGCTTGATTTCGAGACGTACTACGCCAAGGACTTCTCCCTGTCTCGTATGACAACGGAGGAGTACATCCGCGACCCGCGCTTTGAGGTCATCGGTGTCAGCGTAAAGATTGACGATGGTGAACCTGAGTGGTTCAGCGGTACCAAGGCCGAGGTCAAGGCGTATCTCGACAAGATCGACTGGGCAAACAGCGCACTGCTCTGTCATAACATGCTCTTTGATGGGGCTATCTTGGCGTTCACGTACGGCATCATCCCGGCTAAGTATTTCGATACGCTGTGCATGGCTCGTGCCATTCATGGCGTGGATGCGGGTGGCTCTCTCAAGGCTCTGGCTGAGCGGTATCAGTTGGGCGAGAAGGGTACCGAGGTCATCAACGCTCTGGGCAAGTACCGCAAAGACTTCACGCCAGAAGACTTAGCGCGTTACGGCGCATACTGCATCAACGATACTCAACTTACGTTCAAGTTGTTCAACGCACTTCTGGCTGAAGGTTTCCCTACATCCGAGTTGCATCTGATCGACATGACGCTGCGTATGTACACCCAACCCGTGCTGCGTATCAACGACGCGCTGCTTGTAGATCGCTTAGATGAGATTAGACAAGAGAAGGCCGCGCTCTTGCGTAGCCTCATGGACGTGCTGAAGGTTGGTACAGAGGAAGAAGTCCGCGCCAAGTTGGCAAGCAACCCGCAGTTTGCTGAGGTGCTGCGCTCGTTCGGTATCGAGCCGCCCATGAAGACGAGCCTGACCACGGGCAAGGAGACCTATGCTCTCGCCAAGAACGATGAAGGCTTCATCACACTTCAAGAACACGATGACCCCGTTGTCCAACACCTTTGCGCGGTGCGTCTGGGTACTAAGTCCACCATCGAGGAGTCGCGTGTCGAGCGGTTCATCGGCATCGGTGCTAGGAACAAGGGGCTGCTGCCCATCCCGCTGAAGTATTACGGCGCACACACAGGTCGGTGGTCTGGGCTTGACTCCGTGAACCTGCAGAACCTGCCTAGCCGTGACAAGAAAAAGAAGGCGTTGAAGAACGCCATCATGGCCCCGGCAGGTCACTACGTCATCAACTGCGACTCATCACAGATCGAGGCGCGGGTCTTGGCGTGGCTTGCAGGACAGGACGATGTGGTCAAGCAGTTCGCCAACGGTGAGGATGTGTATAGCGTCTTCGCGTCCAAGATCTATAAGCAGCCCATCAGCAAGGCCAATCCGGTCGAACGCTTTGTCGGCAAGACTTGTATCCTCGGACTAGGGTATGGCACTGGCGCAGCGAAATTAAGACATACTTTGAAGACGCAGCCGCCCGGCGCTGTTGTCAGCGAGGATGAAGCAAAGCGTATCGTAGATCTTTACCGGCAGGAGAACGATAAAATTCCCGCCCTTTGGCGCGAGTGTGATAACGCTTTGGGGCATTTGGCGGCATGGCCTACGGGTTCGCAGGAGTACACCCTTGGCGGACATAACGCTGTGTGGGTTAGCGCACACGGTATCCGGCTACCAAATGGGTTGTACATACGTTATCCCAAGTTAACGTTAGAAAACCGGCAGTACTTTTACGAATCTCGGAAGGGCAAGGTAAGTATCTGGGGCGGCGCGATGGTAGAAAACATCGTTCAGGCGCTGGCCCGTATCATCGTGGGTGAACAGATGCTTCAGATAAATAAGCGGTACCGACCCGTCTTGACCGTCCACGATGCCGCAGTTTGTGTTGTACCCACTAGTGAATTACAGGACGCATTAGTATACATTACTAGTATTATGTCTACGCCCCCGGCTTGGGCGGCGGGGCTACCGGTGGCTTGCGAGGCCAAGTTTGGACAATCCTACGGAGAGTGCTGACATGTTTTTGGACACAGTGCATACGCTGCGAAAAAGGTGGAGAGGGATGACTGAAAAGGACGGGGGCCACTGCCCTGTCTGTGATCGGTGGGGCAAGGTCTACGCTCGTATCTTGAACAAGACGATGGCGAAGTCGTTGATCTGGTTGTGCCGAGAGAAGGCACGGACAGGCAACGATTGGATCGATGTGCCGAACACAGGCCCACGATTTGTCATTCGCAGCAATCAACTTCCTATTTTAACATCTTGGGGACTTGTCGAACGTTGCCCCAAGAATCCCAATGAAGGTGGCGCAAAATATAGCGGCCTGTGGAGGCCGACTGCAAAGGGTTGGGATTTCTATCGTGGCGGGATCAAGGTCCCCCAAAAGGCGTTTACCTACAACAACATAGTTGAAGGTTACAGCGAAGAAGTCATACGCATAGACGAATGCTTTGATAAATTGTTCGACTACAACGAAGTGATGGCAGGTAGGTTTGATGATTAAGTGGTCATTCAGCGGGTTGAAGGATTTCATCAACTGCCCACGGCAGTTCTATGAAGTCAAGATTGCACAAAACTATACCAAGCGTGTGTCTGAGCAGATGACCTATGGCACTGCTGTACACAAGGCGTTGGAAGACTACGTAAGAGACGGCAGTCCTCTGCCAAAAAACTATCAACAATACAAGAAATTCGTTGACCCGCTGCTTACTGTCGCTGGCGAACGTTACGCTGAGTATCAGATGGCGTTGGATCAGAACAAGCAACCCTGTGCATTTGATGCCTCTGAGTATTGGGTACGCGGTATCGTAGACTTGATGATCGTAGACAATGACCATGCGTTCATCGTGGACTACAAGACAGGTAGCGCACGGAACCCCGACCCGAATCAGTTGAAGTTGATGGCGTTGATGGCTTATTCCCACTTCCCCGACCTTAAAACTATCAAGGCTAGTCTCATGTTTGTCGCTCACAATACGTTGGTGTTTGAAGAGTACAAGCGAGAAGATCAACAAAAGTTGTGGGAAACATTCACACCAGACTTGGACCGTTTGCAAATGGCGTACGCCAATAACATGTGGCCCGAGAACCCCGGTTTTTTGTGCCGCAGATGGTGTCCAGTAACAACATGCAGATTTAATGGAGAACGATGATGCCTTACGTTAATAAAGCAAGACCATACAAAAAAGAGTACAAGCAACAAGTTGAGCGTGACGAACACGGCGACCGTATGGAGCGTCAACGAGCGCGTCGGTCATACGACAAGAAAGGCGTGAACCGCAAAGGTAAAGACGTTGCTCACGTGAAAGCCTTGTCGAAAGGCGGTACTAACAAAGATGGCACTAGGCTAGAGCCACCCGCCAAGAATCGTTCGTTCCGTCGCAAATCGACTGGAGCGATGAAATAATTCCGCACAAGGCATGAGTGTGCAGGAGTAGGAGGGGTTTCCACCCACTTCCCCCTCTCGCGTTAATAGACATGGCGCGTAACCATGCCATCTGAAGCCGTCTCTCGCACCTCGTGTTTCCAGACGGTGATTCAGACGACTGGCCCCCGTAAGGGGCTTTTAATAACTAACAGGAAACGGACATGCAGATAATTCAAGACGCAGCAGTGAGGGTTGTACTGCCTAATCAAGCCGCTGATCAAGTATTAGATACGGTTGAACGCAGCAAGTTGGTTGGTGAAAATGAGTACACGAAAGAGATTGTGGTGTATTGGGACTATGATGAGATGGTCAAGTTAGCCACCTATTCCGATGTGGCATCTGTGACACCGATACAGTTCCCTTCCCCGATGACGCGAGACTATAAGTGGCCCGGTATCTATCGCCCGTTCAGCCATCAAATAACTACGGCAAGTTTCTTGAGTCTGCGCCCCCGCGCTTTCTGCTTCAACGAGGCAGGAACAGGTAAGACATCCGCTGCCATCTGGGCCGTTGACTATCTGATGAACATAGGTCAGATTAAACGTGTGCTGGTCATCTGCCCGTTGTCCATTATGTATTCGGCATGGCAAGCCGACATCTTCAAAACCGCGATGCACAGAACGTGCGGCGTAGCCCACGGCGATACGTCCAAGCGTAAGAAGGTTATCGACTCAGAGTACGACTTCGTTATCATCAACTTCGATGGTGTGCATACCGTATTCGATGCACTAGAAAAGGCAGCGTTCGACCTGATCATTGTTGACGAGGCTAATGCATACAAATCTACACAGACTCGGCGGTGGCGCACCCTTGCCAAGTTGGTTACACCAAATACTAGACTATGGATGATGACCGGCACGCCTGCGGCTCAGTCACCTACTGATGCGTTTGGTCTAGCCAAACTTATCTCACCGTGGCGCGTTCCGAAGTATAGTACTGCATGGCGCGACCGTGTGATGACGCAAATCAGCCGCTTCAAGTGGTCGCCCAAATTCAATGCGCGGGATGAAGTCTACAAAGCACTGCAACCTGCAATTCGTTTTACCAAAAGCGAATGCTTAGACCTACCAGATGTTGTGTATCAGACACGCGATGTGCCACTTACGACACAAGTCGAGCGTTACTATAAAGACTTAAAGCGTCAACTCTTGATTGAAGCCGCCGGAGAACAGATCTCGGCAGTCAATGCAGCGGCTAGTCTAAACAAGTTATTACAGATATCTGGTGGTGCGGTCTACACCGACACACGCGAAGTGGTTGAGTTCGACATTTCACCGCGACTCAACACGCTCAAAGAAGTGCTTGATGAAACGTATAACAAGGTAGTAGTATTCGTACCGTACATACACACTATTGATGTTGTAGAGAAGTTCTTGCTTGGAGAAAACTACACGGTCGAAGTCATCAAAGGCTCCGTATCTCCTAAAGAACGCACTGCAATCATTGGCAGATTTCAGAAACAAAACGATCCAAAGATTCTTATCATCCAACCACAGTCAGCGTCACATGGTATTACGCTGACGGCTGCAGATACTGTCGTCTTTTGGTCGCCCGTGATGAGTGTTGAGACGTACTTGCAATGTGTTGCGCGTATTGATCGCGTCGGACAAGTCAACAAGATGACGGTGGTTCATCTCCAAGGCTCCGATGTCGAGAATAAAATGTACAACATGCTGCAGGGCAAAGTGGATAGCCACCAAAAGTTGGTGGATTTGTATAAACAAGAACTGGAGGAATGAACATGTCGGTGAACACAGAGCAGATGGTAGATGCGTATCTTGCCATTCGCGGTCAACGCGAAAAAATTCTGCGTGAATACGAAGCGCAAGACGCACGATTTAAGGAAGATATGGCGAAGATTGAGGCCGCGCTTCTTAGCGTGTGCAATGACATCAACGCGGATAGCATCAAGACGACTTACGGTACGGTGATCCGTAAGTTGAGTGAGCGGTTCTACTGCAACGATTGGGACAATTTTAGAAAGTACGTGCTTGAGAACGAGGCTGTGGAACTTCTTGAGCGCCGTATACACCAGAGCAACTTCAAGCAGCATTTGTCCGACCGGACTAATGACGGGTTGCCTCCCGGTGTGAGTGTGATGCGCGAGTTCGGCATCACTGTTCGTAAAGTCAGTTAACACAGTTATTTAGTAGGAGTCAGTTATGAGTACAGATATCATTGCCAGTTTGAAGAACGATCTTGCCCTCATTGGCGGCTTGGATGAAGACACCAAGGCTATTGCCGGTGGTTCACTTGGCGGTAACAAGCGCATCTCCATCAAGGGTGGCGTGTTCCGCAAGATGACCGGTGGCAAGGAGATCGGCTCCATCGAAGATCGGCACATGAACATCATCTTTGTGAAGATGTCTCACAAGCCGAGCCGTACTTACTACAGCGGCACGTACCGTGAAGGTGAGAAGGTCGCGCCGGTCTGTTGGTCAAGCAATTCTGAGACTCCCGATGCAGAGGTAAAGAATCCTCTTGCAGCACGTTGTGAGTCCTGCCCTATGTCGGTCAAGGGTTCGGGACAGGGCGGTAACGGTACGGCTTGCCGTCTGTCTTGGCGTACGGCAGTTGTGTTGCCGGGTGATCCCGGTGGCGACATCATGCAGTTGGTTCTCCCCGCTACGTCGGTGTTTGGTAAGGAAGAGAACGGAAAGTGGCCCTTCCGTGAATACGTGAAGATGCTTGCCAATCACAACATCGCAGCGGGTCGGGTCATCACCAAGATGCAGTTCGACACCAAGTCGCCTGTGCCTCGCGTGGTGTTCTCGCCTGTGTCGGGCATCAATCCGAATGACCTTGATACGCTGACCAGTCAGAGCAAGAGTGCTACTGCTGAAGCGTCTATCAAACTGACGGTCTATCAGAACGATGAAACAGAGGTCGCTGCTGCAGCAGCCCCTGCTCCCGCCAAGGAACCGAAGTTGCGTGAGACCAAGAAACAGACTGCTGCTCCGGCAGCGGATGTGTCTGACGTAATCAAGGAATGGACTAGTAAGTGAGGTTGTTGTGCCACGTTCGTACAGCGAAGAATTTTTACTTGATTTACAACGTGCAGACCCAACTCGTCTTGGGGTGCAACTAGGTAGGCTGTGCGTCGAGGCAAACCTTCCTGCCGCCTATGTAGCCCGTGCTTTGGAGACTTCACGCATGACCGTGTACAAGTGGTTCAGAGGTCGTGGTGTGCGAGAGAACAAGCGCAAGACAGTTGAAGTCTTCATGGATTTGGTCAAGCAAGACATGGAGAAGGGGCTTTTACCGGCCCCGACTTTGTTCAATGCAAAGAGGTACATAGAGGAAATGGTAGGCATCACAATCTGACATCATAGGTTTTTATGTTGGCGGGGGTTCGACCCCGCCTTTTTTGTCTGCGGAAACGGTCATGACACAACAATTTTATGAGAAAGCATTACCGTCGCAGGGTGTTTACTGTGTTACCGGAATCAAGGATGGCAAGGCCATCAATCGGTTTGCTGAAACACTTGGCGACATGCTTGAGATCATCGATGAACTCAAACAGTCTGAATCAAACGTATTTTTTGCACCCAACACTTACCAGAACTACAGCCGAAAGGCAGACAACGCCGAATACTGCAGGACGTTGTTCATCGACCTAGACGTTGGTGAAGATAGCAAAAAGTACACCACCAAAGATGAAGCACTAGCCGCGTTAGATGACTTCATCAAGATATCAAAACTGCCCCCGCCCGTCCGGTTGGACTCCGGTGGAGGTGTCCACGCCTATTGGGTTTTTGATCAAGACATCCCGAGCGTCGAGTGGAAAGAGTACTCCTTGGCGTTCAAGAAGTTCTGCCTTGACTACATCAAGATTGACCCTGCCGTCATGGGCGACACGGCGCGGGTCATGCGTTGCCCCAATACTACGAACTACAAGAAAACTCAAGGGACTCAAACTCGTATTTTAGATGAACTTATCAATGTCTATTCGTGGGATAGGTTCAAGGAGTTTATGGGGCCGGTTGAGCAGACGACGGAATCGGTACTGTCTGGTATTGCCAAGGGGCTAGATAGCGACACTGAGATCATCGCCAAACTTGCCAAGTTCGATAACTACGAATACACGTTCAAGCCGATTGCAATCAAAAGTTTGCAGAGTAATGAGGGCTGCGCTCAGATAAAACATGTATTGGTCAATGCGGCAACGCTTGCTGAACCTTTGTGGAGAGCAGGGCTATCCGTTGCCATACGGTGCGTGGACGGGGGCGAGGCCATCCATACGATGTCCAAAGGGCATCCCGAGTACAGCCCGAAACTGACCGAAGCAAAAGCACAATCAACACTCAAGGCGACAAGTGCCTACGGTTGCGAAGCGTTCAATCAATTAAACCCCGGAGTCTGCGATGGATGTCCCCACAGAGGAAAAATCTACGGCCCTATCGAACTTGGACGGGAATTCAGACCGGCTCCAACGCTTGAAGAAGTTAGTTCGGAGGACGCAGTTCGGGGCCAAGAGAATTCCGAAGAAATTCCGTTATTTCCTTCAGCCATCCTCCCCTATGTACGAGGACGAAACGGAGGAGTCTTCTTCCTCCAACGTGGGAAAATAAACGAGTCGGGTGAGAAAGAACCCGATGAACTACTGCGTATCACGACGCACGATTTCTTTCCGGTCAAGCGGATGTTCAGCCCTACGGATGGCGAATGCCTTCTGATGCGACACATCATGCCGAAAGACCCGTTGAAAGAGTTTATTTTTCCAGTCAAGTACGCTTACGCGCTGGATAAGATGAAAGAACTGCTGAGTTCTAACAGCGTGAACTTCATGCCATCTATGGCGAAGTTTGTTTCCGAATACATCATCAAATGGGACGAATATATGCAGTTACAGAAAGCGGCTGAAGTCATGCGGCAGCAGATGGGTTGGACAGAGAACAACGAAGGCTTTGTTGCTGGCATGACAGAGATACTGATCAACGGAGACACGCAACCTGCAGCAACGTCCCCGCTTGCCAAAAACGTATCCAAGTTCATTAAACCCGAAGGCGACTATGAGATCTGGAAGAAGTCAGCCAATGCGTTCAATCATGTAGGGTTGGAACTACACGCTATAGGACTTTTGGCAGGGTTCGGCTCACCGCTCATGGCCTTGACCAACACCCCCGGCTGCACTATTTCGTATATGTCACCGGAATCTGGTGTGGGTAAGACCGGCTCCATGTATGCAGGTGTTAGCATATTCGGTAACCCGTTTTACCTGAGCCTGTCTGAAGGTAATGCTACAGACAATGCTCTGCTCGGTCGTTACCTGTCTCTCAAGAACATGTTGTTTGGGCTTGATGAGGCTACGAACATCCCCAACGAACTTCTGGCACGGCTCATTCACCGCATTTCGCAAGGTCGTGCCAAGTTACGTATGCAGTCGAGCGTCAATGCTGAACGTGAGATTGAGTTTGCAGCGTCATTGATTGCGGTCATGACCACGAACCAGTCGCTCTATGACAAGTTGTCTGGGTTGAAGAACAGTCCAGACGGCGAGATGGCTCGTATCATCGAGTTCCGACTGCAGAAGCCGCAATGGTTCAGCGAAGACCCGACTATCTCCAAGAAGATCGTTGATCCGTTCAACCACAACTACGGACACGCCGGGCCAGATTTTATCCGTACTGTATACAAACTTGGCTTGCCGCGAGTGCGCGAAGTGATCAGCGACTGGTCAGACAAGTTCCGCGCTAGTTACGGGGCCGATGAAGCCTACAGGTTCTACGAGAATACAATAGCCACCTCATTTGCTGGTGGCGAAATCGCCGTTGCTGCGGGTATTGTCAACTTAGATTTGCAACGTATATTTGATGTCGTGATGGAGGAGATGAACAAGTCTCGCCGTACGATCTTTAGTCTCAACAGCACCGACTACAAGGAACTGTTCGGACTATTCTTCAATAACAATCACAAGAACTACCTCATCTTCAACGAAGACAAGGTGATTGCTGAGCCGTACGGCAACATCATCGTGGGGCGTATTGAAGCAGACAAGAACCTGCACTACATCTCCAAGAGCGAGATGCGTAAGTTTTTGGCGCAGCCGGGACTGCAAGTCAGCGCCCGTGCAGCAGAGGAAGAGTGGCGGAAGTCTGGCATCCTCGTTGACCAGAAAAAGCAACGTTTGACTACAGGATGGAAGCAAGGCACACACATGTCAGCCGTGTCTTGCTATGTCTTTAAGTCAGAACTGCCAGAAAACTTCTTTGATGATAAAGGAACCTGAATGGCTCTTCCCGTTTGAGTTCATGAAAGTTGGCGATAGTTTCTTCGTGCCAACGCTCAAACCGGCAGAGATGCACTACGTTATAGACTCGCGCTCCAAGGCAGCAGGTATACGGGTCAAATCATATACCTCGTCCAAGGATGGGCACCTTGGAGTGCGCGTGTGGCGGGTACGTTAGGGTTCTAGCCCGTACTGTTCAAACGTATCGATAATGCTACGCATCGTCATATCACGTATCCGCTCAAGGTCACGCAGTCGTTCTTGCCGATCCTTAACAGACTTGATTTCCTTGTCTGGCCCGATGTCCGCCGCCTTGACCTTGTTCATCTCTTCTCGGACACGCTTCAACTGCTGATTCTTCAACTTGTTGTAGATATACACAAGCGCAGGATCGTTCGGGTTTGACTCCAAGTACCGCTGCATCAGTTCAGGTCTGTCTTTGACCGTACGCAGCCGCTGCTCTTTCTCTTGGATGCGTTTCTCAATTTGAGCAAACTCACGGGCGTCCACGCTCGACTTCCTGCCGAAGAAACTGTCCATGAAGATAAGGTCTCGTTTGGGGTCAAACTCTTTTTGCCCAAACAGCGTGAAGAACATGCCATGCCCGTTGTGGATTATGCGGCTCAAACCATCGACGTAGTTGTTGGCAAAGAAGTACATTGTGTTGGGCGAGACATCGACTTGTGCGTTGCTCACTTCAAACAACTTACGGGCTGCTTGGTTGTACAACTCTGGCACGTGCCTACCGCCCGTGAATGCATCGCCATATCGACTCATGCGGTTGTTGTATATCTCACGACCAAACGTGTCTACGTTCATGGTGTACTCAAGGAACGGACGCGCAAGGCTAGGAGCAAGTGAGTCAAGCATCCATGCTGGGAAATTGTCAGTCGGGTTGAACCGGGCAACCGGCAGGGGGATGAAGGAGTCCAGAGCAATCGTCGTAGCATTGGCAAGGCCGTCAGCCAGAGACGCTCTACCCATCGCCATACCGGCAACCTGCGCTCCCATGGCTCCAAACGCGCCAAGACCAAAGCCCCACGGCAACTGCAGGAAACTGTCCTTTAAGCGTTCAATACCCAAGAAGCCGAGCGGCAGACGGAGATTACGTGTCCAAAGCGACATGTCTTCCGTAGAAACTACATTGCGACCCAACTCATCATCGTCAGCAGCCATGAACGCCATGACGTACAACGTAAACCCGGCTCCAAGAAGACCAAGCGCCATCGCTTGAGCACTCTTTTTCTCTTTCATGAAATTGGCGCGGAACCGATTAACTGCCGCAGAATCTTTCCGAATTGACTCTGGCAGTCTATCAACGGCTGTCTGCACATCTTGAATTGCTGGAATCAGTGCATCAATCGCACGAACAGCACCAGTCGCAGCAGGCCGGAAGAACATGTACAACGCACCGGCTTGGCGACCCCACTCACCAACCTGCTCAAAGTTGGCGAGGTTCTTGGCGTACGCCGCCGCTTCCTGTCTTGCTGCTCTCTCTGACATCCCCCGTGCCAATGCTTCGGTTTTCGCCGTCTCGTAGGCAGCAGCACGACTCGTCAATTCAAACGTGTCCGTCCAGATATCGACCCACTTGTCTATCTTTTCCTTACCGCGAACCCATTTTCCACGGTTGATATCTTTGACAAGTTCGTCAATCTGACCTTGAATGGCTAGACCCTGCACATAGGAGACGCGACCGCCTTCTTGCAGGTACTCAAGTATGCTGGCAGTGAAGGAGTCTTTCTTGGCAAGTTCTTGTATTTTGCCAACCTCGCCTTCAGCGTACAGTTTTGAAACGGTACCCGCCTTTTTCATGCCGCCTTCGGCTACGCGGGTCGTTACGTTGTTGAGGAAACGCTGTGTCCACTCGGGGCCACGCTCTGCACCCATCGTGAAGGCGTTGGTCAGTACGTCACGGACAAAGTTGTACGGATGGAAGGCCGGGTTGTATCGGGTGTGAGACTGACCGATGCCGCTGGTTATGCGGTTAGCCATATCAATGAACGGCGACTTCTCGCGGTATACACGGCGTATGGACTCAAGCATACGCTTATCGTTGATTTTGAGAACTTCAACCGACCCATCTGGGTTGTAGTGATAGATCTTGTCGTCGCCTTTGTATTTCGACAACTCAAGTTGACTTTCACGGTCTTGGAACGGGATTGGTTTGTTCTTCCTGCCGCCATTCAAATTTACGCCATCGATATAGCCTTGCTCAATTAAGTTCTTAATGGCTTGAGTCACATCTTTGCGGCCAGCACGCATTGCAGACTTGGCTCCGTCAACGAGCGTCTGCATGATGACGTTATCGGCATCAGAGATACGACCCTCAAACGATTGCGTAGTCTCAGCCAACTCACCACTCAGCCGTCTGCCGGTGTAGTTGTACTCGCTTTCATCTTCCGTCTCACCCTGCCCCGGCTTACCCTTGAGCGGGACGTAGTTCTGGAAGTTGTAGAAGTTGACGATGTTTTCAACAGGCTGCGACCAGTAGTTAGCCTGCTTGTCGCGTTCAATAGTATTGTCTTGAATACGCTTCATAGACGCAGTTATGCGATCAACAAGCGCCTTCTGTGGGTCAACCTGATACGCACTGCGTAACTTTTCCAACTCGCTGGGTGTGAACTCACCGGCTACGTTGTATACGCCATCGTTGATATCGTCAGTGTATTTACCGGGTTTAGCACGGGCATCCATGGACTTGCCCGCCCTCACATCAATAGACCCAATGCCAACTTTTTTGCCGTTCTTGTATCCGGCAAGACCTTCAACGAAGTTACGCAACGCCGTGGCTTGGCCCTTGGTCAAGGCAACGTTAGTACGCAGCAGATTGAAAATCTCACGACGGTGCTCGGCAGCAGTTCTACTTACGCCACCGAACGTAATCAACTTGGTGTTATCAAGTGGTACGTTACGCAAGAATTTGATGAGCCTGCGTTCTGGTTCGTGCCGGGCAACCATGTAAAGATTCAAGTCGCTCAAGGCATCCATCAAATTTAAATTGCGAGCCTTGGCGTAGGCTTCCACAGCCTCGTGGACATCGTGCATGTCCTTCTGGAAATACTGTGTCATGACATGGAATGCATTGCCAGACGACAGTGAGATGAGGCTATACAGGTTGTTAAAGTTCTCCTCGCCTACGATCAACTTGCCTGCTCGAACGAGGATGTCCTGCAGCACTTTGAGTGGGCGACGGTCGTTCTGGAACTTGCGAATCAGCCACTCTGACCCTTCATGGGTCTTGAGGAACTTGACGGCACCACGAACGGCGGGTTCCGTAGGATGCTTTTTCTCAAGTTTGCGGCGATACTCGGCTTTGATCTTACTTACATCACGTTCTTCTGCAGGAGGTGCGGCCTTGGCAGCAAGCGGAGCAACGTCTACGCCCTTTTGTGGCGGTGACAGTATCTCTTCAAACGCTCCTGCAGTCTCAAGCAGGTAGTTCCCCGCTCTGGTCTGAATACGCTCTTTACGGATACGGGCCAACTGTTGCCGTAGCAAATTCTTTTTTGCTTCAGATGTGTTTGGATCGTTGATATCACGCTCAAGTTTGATGGCTTTCTCTGCTTGAAACAGGGCTTCGCGGCCCCCAAGCGGATACAGGTCAAACATGTGCATCAACGCTTCTACAAACTGCGTCCAGAAATCCTTGACAGCCTTTGTCGCGTACTTCGCCAGATTGGGTGATCGCAACTCGGACAGATCTTTTTGGAAAGCGTTCTCAGTCATTGCATACGAAACAAACTCGTACACGCTCTCAAACGCATTTGGGTACCGCGTCTTGAGTTTCTTGCTAGCCAAACCATATATCTTGTTGATATGTTCGGCTGCTTCGCGCTGACTGTCTGGCAACGAATTCGGGTCGGTCTCATACTGCCGCAGCACTTTTACAGTGACGGCGTGAACTATTTCGTGCAGCAGTGTTTTCTGCTTTACACCTTCAGCACGCAGACGGATGATGTTGGTTTTGGGGTCGTATTCAGCAAGGCGGTTCTGCTTACGCATACGCTCAAAAGCGTCCGCATCGGCTTCGGTATCGCCTTCAAGTTCAAATCCAAGGTCGCTAAGATCAACTTTTCTTAGCGTATCAATTAGAGACTTGGTTACGTCAATCCTACGCTTGGCAGCGCCACGCTCAGATACGGCGACAGCAGGACGCTCACCGAACAGATTTGAGGTGCTTTCAGCAGTGGGTATAGATTTTTCAAAAATGCTGCGGATCAACTTGGCTCGTTGACCCTTTGTCATTTCCTTTGGCGTTCGCTTGACGCGCTCGACCTGCGGAGTAGGGGCTTCACCTACGGGAATTGCGTTGCCAAGTTCTTCGTTTAGCCCATACAGAACGTCAAGAATCTTGTTTGCGTCTTTCTGAGCAACGGCGTCTTTGACCTGCTGATCTACGTCGGGCAGGTTTACATTTGCTTTAGCCAACTCCGTGCTAACAACCGGCCCCATGCCTGCCGTTTGGTTTGCTGATTCAATTTTTGCTTGAGCGCGTTGACTGGCAGCAACCTCTCTTTGCTCAAGTTCGGTTTCAGTCTCCCCACCGACACGTTCTGTTTTAGCAGCACGCTGTGCAGCGCGAAGAGCCTTTTGGTCGGCTAGGTCTTTTTCAATTTCGCTGAGTCGTTCGTTGAGACGCGCACGCAATTCACCAGTGTTTTTGATTACGTCATCCGCATCGTACTTGTCGATCAGACTATCAAGTGAACGTGCTGCTGTTATCAACGGCGTTTCGTTAGCCGTCAAAAAACGGTTGTATACCGACTCAATAGTGCGACCCTTTTGACCTTCTTTGGTAGTAGTTTTCTGTTCTACAAACGCTTCAGGTATCGGCTTGTTATTTGCGTCGATGATAGGAGGAAGCCCTTCGGCTTCAGGATTCCGCAAATCGTCCAGATAGGACTCAATTTCGGGCAGATCCATGCCCAACTTGTCTGCAATAGTCTCAACATCCGCACCTTTACGGAGGTACGAAACGATGTTTTCGATGTCGTTTAAGTACTTTACGCCCTCGCCATCCGGTAGTTTTTGCTTCAGTTGATTGATGCGAGTAAGCAGATTGATGGGCGACTCGGGATCAGCCTCATCAAATCGGGATTTCGTTTGTTCAAATCGCTGCTGCCAAGTCTCAAGTTTTAGATCACTTAGTGCAGGCTTGACTGGTTCTTCTCGATTAACAGGTTGCCCAGCAGTTTCATCAACGCTAACCACTCCGGTATCTGCAACCTCTGTAGCAGGGGGTCGTGTGGCTCTTCGTTCTTGTACAGGCTGTGCAACGCCTGCTCGAATTGCTCCAGTGTCAGTTTCTGCAATACCTGCTGCTGGAGCCACAATTCTTGTTGATTCATCAGTCGTACCTCTATCCGGTTCAGCGGCAACCGGGGCCGGGGCAGCCGCAGTTGTAACTTGAGCCGCAGCCAGTGCAGAAGCAGGTGGAGCCGCAGCAGTGGTAACTTCTTCTGTCCCCTTCGTCAAATCATATTGCTTGGCTTCAGGAATGATGCTACGAATGCCCGTGACAGGGTTACGCTCGGTGATGACAGACTCTCTTTTGAGCCGTCCAAGCAACCTGTTAGCGTCCCTTGCCGGAATGCCTGAGCCAATCAATGCACGTTCAAACTGTCCCGGTTCGGCCTCCACCGTAATCGGAGTACCGTCAGGGTTGGTCAGGTTAAAAAGAACGTTACGGGCAGCGTCGAGTTGTTCGCTAATCTTGGCTTCACGGGTCTCTTTCTTGACACCCTTTTCTGTCTCACGCTCGGCTTCGGCGGCTTCTTTTCTAGCCGCTTCTGTTTTCTGCCGCGCCTCTTCTCGCTCAATCTCGCGTGCAAACTGAATCTGCTGCGCTTCTTCAATCTTTTCCTTGTTCTGGTAGTACTGCGAAGCACCGCCCAACGGCGAACCCAACAGCACCGCACCTGCTGCAGCCTCCGTGTATTCGCGCCGCGCTTCACGATCTGTCAGAGACAAACCGGCTTGAGCACGTTCAAGAACGGTTTGAGCAATTTCTTGCGGAAGTTCAAACGCCGCACCTTTGACAGCGCCAGATACGATTCCCCTACCGCGAGTCAACGTACCATTACGTACGGACTCAAGCAGCGCGTCTTCAGCCTCCTTCGCAGCCTTCTCACCAGACTCACCTAGCAGATTGCGAAGGATCGGGAATTGCCCAAACAACGGTTTGAAGAATCTGATACCCACCGCGTCCAACGCGGTTTGTCCAACTGCTGCAGCACCTGCTTTAGCCAACGAGGTCTCAGATGGGCCTTCGCCACGTTGTATTTGTTCTTCCTGTGTCGCGGCTTGACGACTTAGATTATCGATGAGGTACTGCGCTCCGAGCGTGCCGTAACCTAGAGCCTTGGCAGCACCGGGGGCTTTGGTAAGCATTTTGCCGACCGTAGCGGCAGCGGCAGGAGCAACGAGATAACCCGTCGAAGTACCGGCGGTTTGCTTAGCCCAGTCAACAAGCGAGGAGAGGTCTTTGACTTCCTCAAAACTAGTTGTTTCTTTCTTGGGACGATTCGCCTCAAGGAAGGCTTTACGCGCCGCGTCTTTATCCTGTTCTGCCAGCGCAAACATCGCCGCTTCCGGCGCTTTGGTTAGACCAAGTGCAGACTCACGGAAAGACTCAAGGAACCCGGCTTGTTCAGTACGACTTTTTCCTTGTAACGCACGGTATGCAGCGGCCAACCGTCGAGCAGCCTCAACGTCTCCAGCCTGATCTGCTCTACGTAAAGCAGCGGCGATCTGTTCAAGCGTTGCCATTTTACTGCCCGTATTTGGCTAACAAGTCTTCAACCCCGGTCTCGCCACCTTGGCCTTCAGCCCCGATTTGAGGGTAATTGTATCCGAGGATTTGATTACCCGCGAGCCTTGCAAGAGCCGACTGATATCCCCCGCTACCGACTTGTGTAGCACGTTCACGCTCTTTATACAGTTCTTCCACACGTTTACGCGCTGCTTCACGCACGTTTGCTGGGGCTTTCGGATCTTGAGCAATCTGACGAAACCGACTAATTTCTTGTTCAATTTCCTTGCCCAAGCCGCCATATCGAGAATCGTCTCGTGCAGCATCGGCGGCAATTTGGCGGTCAGCCAAAGCCAGTTGGAATGACTGCGTTTGAGCAAGTGTCTCTTGGGCCGATTGCAAATTAGTAATTTGATCCTGAACTCGGTTGCGTTCAGACTCAAGTTTGTCTACCCGCGTTTCTGCGCCAGCGCCAGCCCTCTCCTTTATGTTCGCAATACCCATGTCAATATTCATCATGCGGTCTTGCAACTTATCAAGCGTAGCCTGACGCCGTTCTTCAAATGTCTCGTAGGCTGACAGTCCCGCTGCGCCACCGGCTGCAAGGGCTTGGAAGAACGACCCACGGGTTCCTGCCATGGTGAAACCCATCATAGCCATAGCCTTGTAGAAGTTCTTATCCTTGATGCCGTCAAGTTCTTTCAAACGCCCTTGCACGTTAGCCTTGGCATCGTCAAACGGCTTCATGATGCCCATATCGGTGTAACGCTTCATACGGGCAGCAATCTCTCTGTCAATCGCTGTTTCACGCGCTTCGGGCTTGGATACATCTTCCATGCCTTTTAGCCGTTCACGCAAATCAGATAATGTTTTGGTCTCTTGTGCTGTAGTAGAAACGCTAGGCAAACGAGGCCCACCACCTGCACCTTGTCCACCACCCGCTCCTTGTCCACCACCCGCTCCTCGTCCACCAGCCGCTCCTTGTCCACCACCCGCTCCTCGTCCACCAGCCGCAGACTGAGCCATATATTGTGCCAAAGCGTCTTCGGCTTCCGGCGCAGCGCGGCCCATGGTCTCGCGATATTGTTTTTCAAACTCTCTGGCTTCGGGTGAATTGGCACCGTACTGACGAACAATCGCCATGTAGTTTTGAGCAATGGCTGTTTGGTCAGAAGGAAGATTTGTTTGTAATCTGTCTTTGTCAATCTTACTTTCACGCTCTATTGCGCGATTTAATTTTTCATTTCCACCCATTAACCCAAAACTAAGATTCTCAATCACATCTCCAAAATATGCTTGGGTTTGTGCGCCAAGTTGTCCTGCAAGACTTCTTGGATCGTAACCATACTCTTCAGCCAAAAGTGCTGGATCGGCTCGCATAACATTAAGACTAGAAAGAGCCGGAGCAGCATACTTGTAATATCTCCCAACGTTTTTAGATACCGTACCGCCTGATTCGGGGATTAACGACTTTAACCCTTCCTTTAACTTTTTTGGGTCAGAAAAATTAGGAAATATCTTTTTTGCTATAGCCTTGAGTTGTTCCATCCTAGTGGTATCGCCAACTCGTTGGGCTTCTCTGTATTGGGTGTTCCACGAATCCCAATCAAATACGTCTCCGGCTGTTGCGCCACCCGTTTGAAATGCAACGATACCCCCACCCGCCATGCCGGGAGGTTGAGCCTGTTGAGGCGGCATCTGGGGTCGCCGCGAAGCCAACGCTTGCTGAATGCCCTGCTGCATCTGCTGAGCCTGCATAGCATTTTCTTGGATAACATTCGGCGGGGCTGGGGCTTGACCCTGCGCTTGTTGAAGAGCCTTTATGCCCTCGCTAGCCTTCTCAAGCCGCATACGCCCTGCCACGGCACCGGCTAAACCACGGTAGCCCAGCGACATCAGGAACGGCACGACCTGTTCCTGCGGGACTTTCTTCTGGTCAAGAAACTTCTTGACCTGATCAACCATCGGGTTAAGCGGGTTGTAGTTTTTGTCAATCATGTTTGTTCTCCTTAACCCCTACCCGCGCCGTAGAGACCGGCTAACCCAAGACCCGCGCCAGCAACTTGACTCAGCATACTAGGCGGCGTTTGATACATGGTCTGGATACCACCAGCCGTGGGCGTACCACGGATGAGGTCAGACATGAAACCAAGTTGCGTGTACGGGTAACGCTGACGGGCAAGGAAGTCTTCGTACGAAGCCTGAAGTCTCTGCTGCTCCTGCGCCTGCAACTGCTGCCCCGCCGCCGCTTGCGCTTGATTGATTGCAGACTGCTGACCGAACTGCTGTTGTCCAAGGTTGCCAAGCATACCCGCCGCAGCCAACTGTTGCTGGATACCCTGCAGTCCAAGATTGGCACCGAACTGCCGCGACTGTTCGCCAAACTGAGTACCAAATTGACGCTGACCAAGTGCCTGCTGCTGAGCCTGAAGTTGGGACTGTTGATTAGCCAACTGCGCCTGCAATCCCTGCTGCGCTCCCAACTGCTGAACACCGAGTTTGGCGGCAAGATTCTGCTGACCAGTGGTCAGACCCGCCTGCTGGTTGGCAAGTGCAGCCTGCATTCTAGCCTGCTGATTAGCGAGTCCTGCCTGTAGACCCTGCTGTGCCCCCAACTGCTGAACGCCGAGTCTAGCCTGAAGGTTCTGCTCAGCCGCTCTCTGTCGAGCCTGCTGATTAGCCAACGACGCTTGGAGGCCCATCTGGCCCCCAGTAATACGCGCCTGCTGGTTAGCCAACGCAGCCTGCATACCCTGCTGTGCGCCAAGCCCTTGTGTTTGGAGTGCGGCTTGCAGATTGGCTTGACCGGCAGTAAGCCCAGCCTGCTGGTTAGCCAGCGCCGCCTGCAACGCTTGAGCACGGTCAACGCCATACTGCTGCTGAGCCTGCTGGAACGCCTGCTGCGTACCCGTGGCCTGAATGCCCTGCAACTGATTAGCAAGGTTGCGGCGAGACTCTGACTGAAGCAATGCTTCACGGCTACCACCACGACCACCTGCACGAGCAGCGGCAGCGCCCATACCGGGAATCTGACGGGCCACATCGCGCATCGCCTCGCGCTTCTGGGTCTCCACGACATCCTGCATGTACGGAGACATGTATGGCTGAAGCGAGGACAGCCCAAACTTCTCAGCCTGCACCTGCTGCGGCCCACCCATCTGAATGTCGCGAAGGCCGGGCGCAGAGACAGCACCAAAATCAGTTTGAGCCGCAACGCTTTCCGGCCCCTCCATCTGGTACTGCTGCAAGTTCTGTGCAGAAACGGTATCAGCACCAACGCGCTCCGCTGGCCCCATTTGATACTGCTGCAAGTTAGGAGCCTGAGCGCCAAGATAACTAACGTCTAACCCTTGATACTGCGACGGGGCGTACTGTCCCAGTTGTTGCGCTTGAAGACCTGCAAGGCCTGCAAAACCCGTGGCTGAACTTAATTGAGGTGCAACTTGTTGTTGCTGCACCTGCTGCATGGCCTGCATCTGAAGCGGGTTAAGCCCCGCAAAACGCTGACCGCCAAAGGTTTCATAGGGCTTGTTGTAGACAAGACTTTCCGCAGTGCCAAGTGCTTTCTTGGCATACGGCATCAACTCAGGCGGTATTGTGACCTGAGTAACTGTTTGACTAGTTGGTTGTGATGAACCGCCGCCACCGCCACACATAGTTAAACTCCTGCGGCGAACAAACCGCCGACCATGGTCAGGCCAAGTTTCTGCATGACCTGCGCTTTAGTACCCGCATCTTCGCTGGTGAAGACCCCTATAATGAGTGGGACTTTTGCCTCTTCGGCGTGGTGTTTGGCCGCATCAATTAGCATTTTGCCCACTCCGGTTTTGCGGTATTCAGGCAGAACATAAAACCAGCCGTCTGCTAAATACCCGGAATCAGAATACCAAGGCGACGTACGGTGAAGGCCGAGTGAACCTACAAGTTTACCACCTTCTTCTACGCCAAACGCCGCCTCATTAACATTATAAATAACCCACTTAATACCTTTCTCAAGATTTACGTTAATCGCGCTCAATGGCCCCATCTTGTGCTCCGGCACAAAATGCCCTGCAAGAAGTTCAATTACCTTCTTCAAGTCGCTATCTTCGTTTTTAATTTGGCGTACAATCATTTTGGAACGTACTTCCCAGCCTTAATTGCCGGGGCTTGTTTACGCTTACCCGTTCTTGCCCGACGCACATCGGCCATCATCTTGTAGAGCCGATCAGCACCGGCTTCGCTTGAGCCGTTACCGATATGAGAAACCACATCGGCAGGGATGACGAACTCGCCATCAGCCAGCCGGGCTTCTTGCTCACCGTTGATGTTGGCCTTGATGTCATCCGACATGCCATCGCCGGGGCCGCGCAGGAACTTACCACCCGCAGCGTATTGGATCGCGCCACCGCTAGCAAAGCCTCCGTCGCTATAGTCCATACCGCCACCGAAATCCATGCCCCCGCTCATACCGTTCATATCAAACGAGGGAGCAGGCTGCTGTGGCATTCCGCCAAACCCACCAAAGCCGCTCATATCAAACGAGGGAGCAGGCTGCTGCGGAGCCGGTTGCCCCATACCACTAAAGCCCAGCCCACCATCGCCACCGCCAAACATACCGAAGCCGCCCATATCAGATACGGGTTGCGGAGCCGGTTGCTGCATATCACCCATACTTCCGAACCCTCCTTGCATTTCTGACATATAAGGCTCGGGCATGTAATTACGCTCAGGTTCGCTGAACGGTGACGAGGGGTCTTGAATGTAATAGTCCTGTCCGGGCTGTCCGTAATTTGAATTAACCTTAAAACCGGGAGGTGTGCCCGGACCATTCCCACCCGATCTTACCGGCTCAGGCTCACTGAACGGAGTGGGGATGTACTCACGCTCAGGTTCGCTGAACGGTGACGAGGGCTGATACGGATTGTCCTGCATATCACGAGGATCGCTCATGTTACCCATACCGCCCATACCGCCAGTCATATCAAAGCCGGGTGTACCGCCAGCGTAGGCAACATCGCCCATGTCACCCATTTCTATCTGCTGATTGCCGGTAGTTGGGCCATACATCCCGCCTCCCATCGAAGTTGTTGGGGGAACACCTCTACTACCCATGTCACCCATATCGTCGCCCATGTCACCAGTAAACTGGTCGTACATGTTCCTATCCCTTGGGCCGGGGGTATTACCGCCTCTGGCCCCACTCATTCCGCCCATAAGTTCTTGCAACCTAGAAAAATCTATGTTGCCAAAGTTGGACAAATCTATGTTGCCAATATCCGAGAACGGGTCAGTGCCGCCGAAACGACCTTGCGGAGCATCAGTAACGAAGCGGCCTTGAGTCGAATCCCAACGCATCCTGCCATCGCCAGAGTAACTACCACCAGCAACCAATCTACCACCAGCGCCCGGAGGGGTTACCCTAGCAGGAGGAGGCTGCTGCGCGGGAGGTGTGGGAGCAGCGACAGGCGAAGTGACGTACTGGTTAAGGTTCTGCAAATAAGAAGCAAAAGAGTCTGCGCTTTGAGGAGCAGACTGGTACTGCGGCATCGCAGACGGAGAGGTAATACCCTGCTGCGCTAACCGCGCTTGTTCAGAGGCTCTAACCGCTTCATCTTTACCGGGAACAAACGGGCGATTGCCAGTGAAAGTTGCAGGATTTTGTTGGAAAAACTCTGCTGGATAACCCGAATCAATAAACCGCTGTTGCTCTGCCGGGTTCTGCTGCATGTACTGCATCCAACCAGCCTTGGCTGAGTTGGGTCGAGCCAACTCTGGGTCTATCGGCATCTCTTCGTAACTTCGTCGGCCCACTGCCGCTCCACCAGCGGCAAACCGCTCTTCGCCCGTATATGGGTCGATGTCTGGCCCATATCCACCTACGGAATTAGATGGCCTAGCCAACGGATAATTACCATTTGGGGCTGGAATTACGCCGCCTCCTGCCATGCCCGGCGGAGGGAAGCCGGGATAGCCCTTACGCCACTGCCCCTGCCGGAATGTCCCGGTCACAGGGTCGTAGTCGCCACCTTCGTAGTAGGACTGGTCAATCTCCATGTTCCCGCCGGTCGGCATCTTGTAGTCGGGAGATAGTGCATCAGCGATGCCCACACCACCAGCCGCAATACCCATCATGCCACCGGGCACAGCATTCATGAACGCGGTACGACCAGCAGGATTAGCAAGAGCCGAGATACCTTGACCCATCTGATTGAAGAAGCCGGGTGCCGTCGCAGAAGCAGGAGCCGCAGTTGTCATAGCCGTTTGAGCAGCAGGAACTGCGTTTGCGTACCCGAACTGACCAGCATCTGTGATGGCTTTCTGAGCAATTTGTTCGGCAGTCAAAGCCCCAGTGCTACTAGCACCAGCGCCCGTAGCGCCCGCAGTACCCGCAGCCGCACTAAGTCCCGCACCAAGACTGGCACCACCAAACGCGCCAAGGCCAGCCATCAAACCCTTGCCAAGGTCACCCTTTGTTCGGATGGTTTCACCCGCACCTACAAGGGCCGCACTACCCAACGCACCAAGGCCGGGGAAAAGAAAGTTAAGCCCAAACCCAAGGACAGTCGGCAGTAGTTTTTTAAGGAAGTTTGCCTCTACCAGCCCTGTATCTGGGTTGATGGTCAGGCTACCGCCGTGGGCCAGTGCCAGCGCATGTAAACCCTTCACTTCGCCGGGGGTCATGTGGACAAGCATGGAATCGCCGTTCCGGCCCCGTGACTGCACGAGGGAGGCGAGACCCGCCATGGACTGACTCTGATTCATAACTCCCTCACGGGGTCAAGTTTGATGGATAGTATCATTAGTTAGCCTCGTAATTTGATACCCAAACCACCGTCAAGATGATGGAGGGGATCGCTGGGATGTTGCCTGTCGCAGCAACATACGGAATGACCACATTGGTGTCAGGAGACTCCCAAGCCAACTCAAAATAGTCGTTTGCCTGCAGCACAAGCACAAAGTTCCACGCTGCCACAATCTCGTTGTTGGGGCCGTCGATAACGATCTTGGTAGCCGAGTCCGGCAGGTTTACCCCGTTAATACGAGGCCAGATATATACGGCACTTGCCGAACCGCCCGTTTTATCCAACTGGGCAGAAAACTGAAAGTTATAAATCCCAGTCTGAGCAACGTAGATTTTGGATGTTGGGTTACCGCGTGTAACAGCCTGCTGGGTAACTACTGAATTGTAAGTAAACAAATTAACGGCATTCGCAACCGGATTTGTCTGCGTCGTCGTATCAAAATACGAACCGTGTGCGGTCGGTGAATTAACCCGATTGGCTACCTGCCTAAAGAAAAGCCGCAAGACGTTGCTAAATTGATCTTGAAACCGCTGCTCGTATTGAATCGGAGCAACCGGCAAATTCGGCGTAGATATGCCACGTGCGACGGTCATCGGCGTCCATCCGGTCGAACGTCGATACGCATAACACCCATCTGCCACGCCACGCCTAAATCAGCCGAAGACACTTTGAAGGCCATTTGACGACCCCGCACTCGCGTGTAGACCTGACCCGTGTACTGTTGGATCGGCACCGTTGAAGTGCGCGTTACAGTCGGGCTGTCTGCGCTCGTGTAGTTAGAACCTGAGTTCTGGCGAGGGCGTACCGTGAGGGTCACAGTCGGGCTTGTACCCGTAGACCCCGTGAAATTAAGGTCAGGGATGATGCGCCAGACGTAACCAAAACTCTGCCCGTCTTGGATGTCAAAGTCAGACGACTCTACGTATGCCTCAATTGGCAGGGCAGGGCTGACCGACTGATCATCGTTACCCACCTCGTGCAGCATGATTTGGTTAGCGACGGTGTAAGTTACGTAAGCATAAAGACCATGCGATGCCGCCGTCGTGCCGTCATACCCACGAACACAATTAGTCAGGGTGTTGCCGTCTTTGGCAGCGTAGAAAATATTCTCCGAGTCCACCGTAATTGTCCCAGTCATCGGGAAGGTCGAAGTGTCGGTCAAGGCAATCGTGGTGACCGACGAGTTGATGCTCGTGGCAAGGTATGCCTGCTGCACGTTGAATGACGCAAACGGGTACGTACGTTGCGTGTGCTGTACCCAGAACGTGCGGTTCAAATTGCCGTAGTACCAAATTCGTTCAAGGTAGTTATAAACGACATATCGGTCATTAATGGTGCTGTTAGCAGAAGGATAGAACCACCAGATCTCGTTGTAGCCCTCGTTGGCCCCTGCCGCAACCTGACTTAACTGGTCATAGTTGATGTCGTTATAGACAAACTGACGAAGGGTGCAAGGCAGCGTCTCAACGCGCCCCGAATACATGAAGAACTTATCGCGGCCCATCCAGTAGACCACGTTGTTCACGGTAAGCACCGAGTTCTGCGATGCGATAGTAGTGTCTTGATCCAGCAGCGTGAACGACCACACGAACGGAGGCCCGACGTACTGCATGGAGAAGAGGGCTGTGTCCGTCCAGACCAAAACTTCCTGACGGGTATTATTGGCTGTGACAATGTACGAACCACTCGACAAACGCTGTTCGCCTGACTGGTTAGTCACTGCAGGAACCCATTCGTACGGCACACCTTGGTCAGACCAGCGCACGAGAAGTGGGTCAAACGTTGTAACAAAACTAGTCGGATCGTATGGGGTAGAACCGCAAGATATAACGAAGTCACTGACCGGTGAACTAATGATCGTGTTGACTTCATTCGGCACGTGCCGACCAGCGTAACTGAACGAGATAGCCGAAAGCGTAGCCGAGGCGTTCGTTGCCTGCGAGATTGTGACTGAGTTACTGAAGTCCCATGCTTCTGTGACGTATGTACCGGTAACGATGCCACTACCTGACAGTACCGCGCCCGTATCCAACCCAGTCGTGTCGTCCAGAACGATAGTGGTAACACCCGAAGCAAACGCGCCAAAAGTCAAGCCTTTATTGACCGTGTTGGCTTTTTCTTCAAGCGTAACTGCACGGGGCCACATAGAGGTGTCTATCGTCCAGAAATAAATCTCGCCACTACGCTCAGCGAAGATCAAATCATCGCCGTAGTTGAACATCGACCAGAGACGCATCTCCACACCGGCACCTGTGGAGGAACCCCACCCGCCCGATCCCCAAGGAGGGCCACCCCAGCCAACGCCCGAACTATAGACAGCGTTGCCTGCATCAATATCAAACTTGGCAATGACCAGCGAGCCGCCGCCAGTCGTCGTGGAACTTGCCGTAGCAGAAGCATAGATGGTGAACGTATTGGCATTTGGAACGGCTTGAATCTCATACTGACCGTCCAACGTTAGGCTAGCCACCGCAGTGGCTCCAGAGAAGTTGACGTAGGTGCCAATAGAAGACAAGTGCGCCGAGGCTGTAACCGTGACAAGCCGACTGCCCGACGTTGTTGAGAACGGATTCTGCGAAAGGGTTAGCGAGTTACCAAGCGGGGTAATGTCATGGTAGGTGCCGCCTTGCTCAATGTAGACCTTTTGACTTGTTCCCAGACCGACGAGGTTCTGACCAAGCGTGCTGATCCAATTCCACAACATACGGCAGACGCCCTTGAACGTACTACCATTGACATTGATGTTCTGCCAGCCACCTATCTTTTCAGCGTAGCCAGAACGGAACCGGATCTTATCACCAGCAAAAAAGCCGCCCTCGTTGGCATACGAAGTTGACTCACGATTAACGCCGGGTCGAAGTTCCAGTTTTTGCAAAGGCATCGTTATACCTTGCGTTCAAAATGAGGAACATCCTTGAACGACTTCCAGAACCCGCCCCATTGGTTCTTCTCATTCAGGCTCTGCCAGTACTCACCAACCGGCGTAAGAGCCGGGATGTCGTATGTCAACTTGCCGTCGCGGAAGAAATTCAAGTCAATGGCGCATCGCTTGAGGTGAATGCTGTTCATCGTCTTGGAGCGACCCGTCTTGACATAGATGGCTTGCTGTTCCGGGGTACGGGCAAGTTCACCGCCCGTCACCACAAAGCCCAACTCCGTCGCCTTGTTGATGAGTTTGGCGACATCCAGCAGGAACGCCGCCTGTTCTGCTACGAGACTCACTTGATGGCCTCCTTGAGTGCGTCGGTCTTGTCCTTGCTGCTCTGGCTGGAACCAAAGTAGTAACTAACGATTTGGCTGGCGATGGCAGACAGCACACCCAAGATGTAGATGAGGATGTCCTTGCGGCTTGCCTCGACCGGGGTATCGTCGAACATGACCACACCGAACAGCACGAAGGTCAGCAGCAAAATAGACAGCGCGAGAACGGGGGTCACGATCTTATTAAGCAAGGGGGCTTTGTCAGATGTGGAGATCTGTACCTCCCGATCCCGCGCTGAATCTGTGTCCTTGAGACGGAGTTCCAACTCCGCAAGGTCGAGTTTGTCTTCTTCCAGACGCAACTTGAGCAGTTCTTCCTCATGCTCCATCTGGGCAATCTGAATCTTCGCCAAGTCCTCTGGCGACATATCGGGCTTGAGTTCCACGCCCAACTTCTTCTCTACGAAATCCTTACCCTTCGCCATGACAGCGTTGGCGACGAGGTTCAACCCGTTACCAAGGAGGGGTGTAAGGATGGCTTGTAGTGCTGCTGGAATCATTTCTTCGCCCTCACAACATCATCGCCCTTGGTCACGGTCACATGGTCGCCCTCGACATCAACCCGCATGGGCTGTTCCTTACGGTCGAGTTTGTCCAACTTGCCGATGAGTTCCTTGATGACCGCAAACTCCGGTTTCTCTTCCTTGACCGTAGCACCGGCGATGCCGTTGAGCATGGAGATGAGCGCGGTCAGCGAGGCACCCAACAGGCCCATCACCGCAGCAATCTTGTCGGCCTCCAGCGCAAGGCTGGACAGTACGCCGATGATGACGATGACCGTGATGTACTTGAGGCCATCCTTGCCGATGGCTTTACCAGCAACATCCTTTGCGGTGCTGTTAGCCTCAAGCCGTCTCATCTCGGCTTCGATTTGAACCTTCAGCAAGTCAATATCTTCACTCATTTGATGGACTCCAGAAACATCATCGTCACCGTGCCAAACGCGGTCAGCAGGATGACGATAATCGCCCCGCCAACACGCATCAGAAGGTTCTCCAGACGCTTTAGCCGCGCATGGATGGCTTCGTAGCGCACCGCGCAAACATCGATGTGACTCGTCACAGTCACCTCAAGGTCTTGTACCGTGGTCACGGCTCCCCGTCCTTCGGCACCTGCGCCTCCACCTGCGCCTTCAGTTTCTGCCAGAGCGGATACCCGCCTTGACTCGTCGGGAGCGAACCCAGCAGGTTCACGATGGCGACGGCTTCTTCCAAAGTCACTTCAAGTTTGGCTTCCATTAGACGCTCCACGGCAGCGGCGGCGAGACGACCGGCGGGTTCTTCTGGGCCTCAATCTGGCCCTCCACCGCAGCCTCGGTTGCCGCCTTATCCACGCCGTTGGCCCATATCCAGCCAAGTACCTGCGCTTGCGTGAGGTCAGCGTAGGGGGTGAAGGCTTCGCCCTCGACTACGGCAAACGAGGTGGTCGAGTAGACCTGCCCCGTGTAAGCGCCATCTACGCCATTGCAAGACCAATGCACGGTGACGACAAAATCTGCACCTTCGGCAGTCTGCGGGACACAGTCAAGTTGGCCCACGAGCCATGTAATTTCAGTAGCCATTATTTGCTCTCCAGTTGTGCGACACGCGCAGTAAGTTCTTGAATGGCTTTGACCAGTACAGGAATCAGGTCAGCGCGAACTGACTTGTAAGGCTCCTCGCCTTCAGGAGCAGGGTCTTTCCATGTGTCAATCATGTCGGGGAAGACCTGCTCAAACTCCTGAGCAATCCAGCCACGGTCGCCCTTAATGTCCTTGCCCTTGCCAGCCTTCCAGTCAAACTTGCGCGGCTTGAGAGCCATGATTTTGTTAAGGCCGACATCAAGGTCTTGGATGTTTTCCTTCAGGCGCTGGTCAGAGACTGCGCTGATTGTGGTGTTTGTGGCGTTTACCGTTCCATCCATTCCAACATAAAAACGATACGCGGTGGCTCCAGTTGAATAGACAATCAATGTTGACTGTGAGTTTGTAGAACCAGACCTTGTAGAAACAACAGTGCCTGCCGCCTGAATTTCCACGCCAAGCGTAGAGTCAGATGCAGCCGTCTTTGCCACCAGCAAATCTCCCCCGCTCGTGATGCGGGCGCTTTCAGCCCAAGATGTCGCGCCTGTTCTTCGGCCAAACACAAAGTTTGAACCAGAGTTTCCTGCTGACTGGGCAACAGCGCCGTAATAAATACCATCACCGCCATTGTTGTCGTTAACAGAAATATTAATTAAGTTTGCGTACCCTGCTTTTAGTGTTGCGCCAGTACTTATATCAAATATCTCTTGAGAACCTTTTGGCAAAAACGCAAACTTTGCGCTGGCTGTGGTGGGGTCATACAATTCAGGCGAATATCCAGAGACGAGAAGTCTCATTCCACTAGCAGAGGTATTGCCAAGCGCCAAATTCCCACTCGCATCCAGCGTCATCGCCTGCGTGAAAGTGATGGTGTTGCCTGCGGTGCCGGAGGCTGCTTGATACCACTTGAATGCGTTGCCCTGCATTTGGAACGCAGAGACAGCGCCGGTATTTAGATAAACATCGTTTGTGCCGTTAAAGAAATTGTTGTACCGAAGAATGCCGTAGCCGTTGGTGTTGTCGTTAAACAAAAAATTGCGAACCTGAACAACTCGGTCGCCAACAGAAACCGCACTCGGCGTCACGCCCAGACCGAGGTTGCCGGTGTCGGTCAAGGTCATCCGCGTAGTCCCGTCCGTTTGGAACAGAAACTGACCGTTACCCGCGCCACGCGAATTAAGCACCGACGAGCCTTCGTTTACGCCACCGTTAAGCGCCGTGCCAATCAACAAGCCACGACCAGAGGTATTACCGAAAACAGCCTGTGTGCCGTTAAAGGTTCCGGTTACATCAAGTTTTGCACCCGGCGAACTCGTCCCGATGCCGAGGCCCGTCGAGGTGAGGCGCATCTGTTCGGAGGCGTTGACATTAAATTGGATTGGTCGGTTGCTGATGGACTCAAGAATCAATCCTGCGCTGTCCGACTGCTTAATTTCCGCAGCCGTGCCGCCACCAGAAGAATCATTAAGACGAATCGTTGCGTAACCACTGCGAGAAATCAGAAGCCCCGACCCTTGGTAGAAACTTGGCGAGCCTCCAATACCAAGATTCGTCCCATCAAACACCAGCGCCGTCCCACTCGTCGCCACCTTGCTGCCGTTCAAGTACAACACGCCGTTGGCGGTGCCGCCGTTGAGCGTGAGGTTGCCGGAGAGGGTCTGCGTAGATCCCGTGAGCGTAGTGATGTTGGCTGAGGCAATGCTCAGATTGCTGATGACAAGGCTGGTCAGCGTCAGATTGGTGATGCTGGCAGAGGTCGCTGACAGGTGCGTGATGGTCGCAGAGTTAGAAGCAAAATCCGCGATGTAGTTCAAACCGTTGACGATGTCCGTGCCGTTTGAGACAAGGACCATCTTCTTGCCAGTCGGTACCGATACACCCGTCTGACCCGACACCTTCACCGTTACAGCGCCGGTCGAGTTGTTGAAGATGAAGTAGAGTTTCTTATTGGCAGGGACGATCAGGTTGGTGTTGGTACCACCCGTACCGGTCAACTCGATGTACATGTTCCGGGCAACGCCGGTCGAACCATTTGGGATGGTGATCGTCGTGTCAGTGCCAGTTACAACCGCCTGAGTCACATAGCCAGAGATGGCCTGCTCGATAAGAGTACCGAGATTGGAATTGGTGGTCGTACCCCAAGTACCGGCTTGGTCGCCAGTACCGATGAGTTCGATGGAAAGATTCGGGGAGAAGGTTGAGGCCATGTTTAAACTCCTAATTCACCGTGGGGATGTTAGCCCAAGTCGTTGTTTGCGAGTCATCGACATCGGACCATCCCGGTGTCTGGTCGTCGTTTAAATTCTGCCAGTTTGCGGTCTGGTCGTCATCAACTGGATTCCAAAGGTACGCCCCTGAGGTGATATCCGAGACGGTTATGGACTCAGACACATCCGCTTCGAAGGTCACCCCGCCTGAGGCGATATCAACCGCACTCAGGATCTCGTTGATCATGGCCTTGAAGTCAACCAATCCCGCATCTATGTCAGACGCAGAGGCTGTCTCAGAGACGCTGCTGCCAAGGGCGACCAAGGACGAGGGGTCATCAGAAGCCGTCACAGACTCGTTTATGACCACCGGGAATGAGAACACTGAGTAAGACTCGTCTTGCCCGGTCGCCGTCTCAGATGCCTGTGAGTTGAAGTTCTGACCTGCCAGAACCGCATCAGAGGCCACCGCCGACTCATCCACCATGGTCTTGTAATCAGGGGTGGATAGGACCGCGTCAGAGGCTATTGCAGCCTCGCTGACCATAGCCTTGAAGTCGGCATTAGCCAGTACAGAGTCCGTCCCTGTAGTCGTCTCTGAGACGCTGGAGCCTAGACTGTAGATAGACGAGACGGTGTCTGAGGCAACAGAGGATTCCGTGACCGGCGCATTGAACTGCGTTCCGGCACCGGTATTGGCATCGTTGGCGACAGCGGTGTCTTCAGAGGAACGGTCATAGACCGACATCCCCCAACCTGCTTGACCCCAAGTGCCTGATCCCCAGCCGCCCTCAGCCACAGACTACGCCTTGACGAGTTCGTCTTCCGAAAACCAACGGGACTGGTTCTGACCGTTCACATCGACCCAAGAGATAAGACACATGATCACACCGTCTTCGGTCATCATGAACTTCTCTACCGGGCCTTCGGGAACAATTACTACCAACTTGACCTTCTCGCCCTTTGCAAACTTAGCCATGTTTAAACTCCTTATGCAGCGTCAAGGCTGAAGGTGTAGGTGACAGACAGGACATCGCCGTTTTGGACTGTGCGATCTCCGGGGGCTGCGAAGTCAGAGGCAGAGAACAAGGTTCCAGACGAACCACCGGGGAGGTCTCCGCTTGTCAGGAACGCGCCACCGACATTGGCAGAGGCGTTGACCAGAAACTGTGCCGGAGAAGCAGAGTTCGCGATGACCGAAGGATCTGCCGTGGTGGCAGCGCCAAAGGTCGCAGCAGGACGGGTCGCGTTGCTATAAGCCGTCACCTCAGTCCAACCGGCATGGCTTGCCATGGTGTCGGTCGAAGACGGGTTGTTCGAAGAGGCAGGTCCGTAGATACCGAGATACCACGCAGCGGTGTACCCGGAACCCTTGAAGTACTTGGTGTTCATGTCGGCAAGACCGACATTGACCACGAGGTTGTGGGACTTCTGCTCCCACTTCAGGTTGCCTTCCTTGTCACGGCAACGGACCGTGAAGATGCCGCCTCCCTTGAGACGAGCGTTTGCACCGCCGCCCTTTGCGACATCGGCACCGACATTGTCAAAGGACTTGGCCTTGTTGATGAACATGTGATTCTCCTAATTGAAACGCAGTAGTGCCGAGGTGTAGGTGTTGGTGGGCATCTGCACAGTGAATGTATTGGTTGCTGTTTTGTCGTTTCCGAAACTGATTACAGCGATGGAACGGTTCGCTTTGCTGAAGTTGTAGATCAATCCACCAGCAGAGGTGAAACTCGCCGGGTTCCACGCAGCGTTGTTGAAATTGACATACACGACACCGTTGGAGTTGTTGATGGTGACTCCCGTCAGCACCACGCCTCCTGCGCTGTAACCCGATCCGACCACCTCGTTGGTGGTGCTGTATACCGTTGTGTCCTCGTTCAGAGTCGCAATGCTGGTATAGAGCGCGAACTTGATGGTGTCCGTCTGTAGGTCGTGGATACCCTTGAGCAACTCCTCGCGGAAACTGACGGTCTGTGTCTGAAAGATCATGTGACCGGAATCCTATTGAGGCCAGACCGGAAGGCATCACGACGATCCTTACCTTCGCCAAGGAGTTTCAGGAGACCCAACGATTCCTGATACTTCTGTTCATAGTAGGTGATGATGTCCTGTTCACCCTTCATGTAGAGGTAAGCCTCTCTCAGGGTTCCGTACAGAAGGACGGTTTCGAAGTTGTCACCCAGCCACGAGGTGGTAGCGGTGACGATGGATTCCGGATAGTAGTAGTAATGCAGTTCGACCTGATAGTTGCTGTCCGGGGTGGGACCAAGGATCAGCGTGTTCTTG